GAGGAAAGATTGATGCTACCTAACTTTGGAGTAAACTTAGAGGAGTTTTTATTTGAGCCCCTCACAGAAGAACTTGTCATTGCGATACAAACAAGAATTGCCACAGCAATATATGACTACATTCCTGATGTGCAAATTAAGGATATGCAAATTAAATATTTAGATGAAGGATCAGCCTTTGGAATACCTGGATTGAGAATAAGTTTAAATGTTTTTTCATTAGAATTTCAAACAGATACAGAAATAACTGTTTATCATAGACCGTAAAACTTAAGCTCATGACTACAAATTATAACACGCCCGATCCTGTTCCATTTACCACTGCCGAATCTGACTATCAAAAACTGATTCAAAGTGGAAAAGATTATCTCAAAAAAGAAGCGTTAATTGATTATGCCGCCACTGATTTTGCTGGGCTAAGAGACTCTCTAATTGCTTATATGAAGGCTGCGTATGCCACGGACTATCAGAACTTTACAGAATCTGATTATGGGATGATGTTTACAGAGTTAGTAGCATACATGGGAGCCGTAATGTCCTTTAAAGCAGATGCTTTAGCAAACGAAGCGTATTTGCCAACCGCAAGAACAAGAAGAAATGTATCAAAGCTTTTAAACTTAATCGGCGTGCGTTTAAAAGGCCCCACTTCGGCAGGCGGTAGCGCAAGATTAACTTTGAATTCTGCTGCAACCGCTAATCCTACTATTGCTGCATCAGATCGCGTTGTTACCATTTCTTCTCCTCTAGATGGAGGTCAGATAACTTACACGATGTACCCCGTGTCTAATGGTAAGATTCAATCACTTGCCTCCAATAGCACAGACATTGAATTATCGCTTAATGATTCCACGGACACAAGCACAACCTGGAGTAATCTCGCTTTACTTGAGGGTGCGTTAGCACAAGAAACAGGCACCTTTGACACAGCAGACGCATTCAAGTCTATTGCTTTAACTCAAGGACCCGTGATTGAAAATAGTGTTCAAGTCTTTGTTACATCAGAAAACTCGCTATCAGGAACATACAAGCAAGTTGATAATTTGTTTAGTGCGTCTGGATCCACGGACAAGATCTTTGAAGTGGTGTATGACGAGCTATATAATGCTACAATTAGATTTGGTGATGGTAATCTCGGTGCTTCTCCTCCAAACTCCTCGTCTTATAGAGTCGTTTATAGAGTTGGAGGTGGTGCCAGAGGTAATGTATTAGGAAATGCTTTAAGTAATGTTGTCAATACATCACAAGGTGATGGAATTATAACCAACACTACTGTTATTACTGGTGGTATTGACGCGGAGACGGTTGAGGACGCGAAGCTTAATGCGCCTTTAGTCTTCAAGCAGCAAGATCGTTTAGTGACCTTAGGTGATTACAAGTCTTTCGTTTCTAGATATGTTAGCCCAAATGGAGGAGCAGCGATAGGCACTGCATCAACAAGGAAGGCTTATTCCTCTGCTAATATAGTAGATGTGTTTGTTTTGCAGAAGGCTACGGATAACCAACTGCAAAAAGCAACCGTTGATTACAAAACAAATCTTTTAGCAGCAATGGAGGACAAAAAGATGTTAACTGATCAATTGGTTATTGTTGATGGTTTGATAAGAACATTAGACCTTGTGGTTACAGCGTATGTCGATTCCTCCTTACAAAATATTGAGGATGTGGTGAAAGGCAAGATCTCTTCTATAGTAAACTCATTCTTCTCCTATTCCAAATTTGATTTTGGCGTAAAATTTGTCCCACAAGAATTAAATAGAAAGATTTTTGATGTGGCGGAGGTCAGGTACTCAACAATTGATAATGTGTCCGATAACATTTCAGTAGACTTTAATGAAGTAATATCATTGAATAACCTAACAGTAAATATAAGTTACATTTAAATGGCAAGAAAATTTTCAAAACTTAACTTTGTTGATGCGGTAAAAATTATTACGCCTGACTTGTATCTAAATCAAGATGCAGAGGTTAGTGGCACTCAAATAAAATTTACTGATAGAGTAATCAATAGCCACATACGGGCATTGGACAACATTACCTCAGTTTTGAATGTTAGCGCAATCGCTGGCTCTCTCACTGCAAGCGATATTAATACACCTACTGGGTTTTCTAGGTATTTTATCAAGCAGAATAAACTTACAGATTTAGATATAAATAAGTTTACCAAAAAGATTTTAACTCCTTTAGGTGTTAAGCTAGAAGATTACCCCACTGCATCTAAATTTAAGAATTATCTTCGGACTAATTTACTACCCAAATTAAGATTGAACTCAAATGATTTGGCGACTGATACTTCTAGCGTCTTTGCGACCACAGCAGCAAGCACGCATGAGTATCTTGTTAATAATTTAGGATGGCTTTACTTTTTAAATACAAGTGCTGCCACATACCACCCCTCTTCTATTGTTGTTGATTCTATTACTAATATCTTGTATAAAGGAAAGCAGTATAAGATCAATGATGGCGTTAAGGACTTCCAAACTTATCTTTGGAATAACCTTGCATCTTTGAGTTCTGTAGATGAGCAAATTGTCCCCAGCATGTTCTGGAGAGGGGATACGACATACACAAGTGGAATACAAAATTTAGATAAATTACACACCTTTATTGATGTGATCTATTCACCACTTCACATTGATAGAGAAGATGTAACGGTTAAAAACGCTATAGAGACTCATCTAGGTGCAAATACTTTTCTTGCTGGTACAGAAGTAGCGGGACCGTTGAATAAATTTTATCGAGCTATTTCATATCTATTCAGAGATATAGATAGTCAGGTAGAAAATTTAGAACTCTTAACTTCGATATCTGAGTGCCCAAAAGAATTTCTTCCTTACCTCTCAAATCTTATTGGTTGGAGATTAAGAGGTAATGATGAGAATTCGTGGAGAAACCAAATAAGAAACGCAGTCTCTTTATATAAGAAAAAAGGAACTAAGCGCGGTTTGGTTGATGCAATGAATACAGTTATTGTCAACAACCCCATTGATACAAGTTCGGCCATAACAGAATTATATGAGTCCTATATTCCAAACTTACTATACTATATTTTAAAAACTGATACTGATGTTTTTAATAGCTCTACTTTTGATGAGGCAAAAGCAGCTAGTTATGGAATTGATATATTTGACCCTGTAAATAGAGATAATAATGTTAGAGCGGCTGTAGATTGCATACTAAGGAATGCTGTTCAGAGATACCCACAACTATTCTTTGTTAGAAATGAACCCTTTAGGGTTAATATTCTTGACAGTGGCGAAGCTTATTTTGGTCCAGTAATCCAAGTAGGTAACACTTACTATACTGGAACATTCGTTGCATCAGAGTCGAAGAAGGTCGCAATTTTAGGTGATCCAAAATTCTCATTTAAATACAGAGGGAGAGACTTCCCCATCCCACCATGGGAGGAGGAGAAGTTTTATAAAAATTGTGTTGTTACAGAAGAACTCCTAAGCTTCTTTAAAAAACAACTTAGCTTCTTTTGCGTGTCGCAGGGGGTGCAAGACGCATTCTTTAATTATACTAATACTTACATTCTTACAGCGAACACAACCAATGACTTGTTTATAGGTAATTCATATGTGTTCTTTACTTCATCGCAAGAGCAACCGCCTAATTACAATACCATTTTACAAAGTTATGATAGTGACAAATATGATTATCTGTCTCTATGGAATGGTAAATCATCTACTTATGATTTCTCTGTTTGTGCTGGTCACTTCTCAGGGACCTTCTTCGCAGACTCCTCTGCTTTGCATACAACAGCAGAAATTTTAGATTCATTAGATATTATTGATGAATTCAGCCCAGCCAAGGCTATCCCTAGAACGCGATTAAGTTTGTCCGCAGTGGAGCAGCCTAGTGGCATTGATTTTGCTTGTCCAACAATTAGGTGGCCCAATGAAGATACACCCGCATCGTCAACTGCCTTATCTAACTATGAAGTATGCGGGACATATATCAGAGGTGCTGATGATTCAGTAGGTCAGGATTTTGGGTACGATGATTCAAGAAGCACCGTGAACCACAACCTCCTTCCTGTATTCAAGAGAAATCAAGCTAGATATTCTAATAATATTTCTAATTCTGTAGTAAACACCCATGAGGTGGTTCCTGCCGCAAGCGCAATACCCAGAAGATCTTTACGAAGAAGAAATTTTCATAACACTTTAGAATCGGCACGCTGGTATGGAAGAGATGGCAGAAATATGCCCTCCTTCTATAATAACACAAGTTCAATTTTAGATTTCACTAATCTCGGTTACATACCATCCTCCATTAGTTTTGCCTCTCCAACTGCTGCAAACCTATCTTCTGTCTACTCTAGAAGCTGTGCTACAACTACAAATGCAGACTCCTTCTATGGCGTAGATGTGAGCAACACTTTCTCACCCCGAGGAAATGATAGTTTATCTTTCTCTTCCTGTGATCAATTTGTTAGACGGGATCAAATTTCTCAGGAAGCTGCTCTATTCTTTGGCTTTAATGAAAAAAAGAAAAAAGCTTTAGCTAAGGAGACTACTGACTACAATTCCACATTGCTTCAAGCTTCATCCTATTGGATGAATTTAGAAGACTCATTGGCAAATAGAATTGAGGATACTGGATATGAGAAATATACTTCTCCTATATTAGATATCCGAAGTTCAACTACTTCTAGAAGAGACGGGCTGCATTCAATTTATAATTATTATAATGAATATTTCCTAACTTCTCCTGTAGCCAGTTCATTGCCTGAAGCCTCCCTTAAGGATGTCGATGAGGGAGGACCCACAATCCTTTCTCATGTGTATGGGCCAATTTATCACAATGCTAATTTCTCTATTGACGCTTCTGCTGTGGATTTAAGTGCCCAGCTAGTTTCCAGAAAAGCAAACAGCCTTTATAACATTAAATTGCAAGATTTATACGCCCAGGGCAACGATGAAGAGTATAGTGATGGGAGTTTTTACATCGACCTGTTTGATAATTCCTCTCTCGCACAAGGCCCATATTACGGCGCTGCCGAATATAGATGCCCCACTATCTTAAGCAGTATGAACTTCATAGACACCTCTACCTCTTTGATAAACAATAATGTTTTAGGTGTTTACAATCTCGATGAGTCTCAGGAGTCTGATGTCTTAAGTGATGATAATTATCTAATTAATAATAAATGCGTGGTATTAAAGAACGGAGGAACAGGGCTACCAAGAGTTCAATTTACCATGCGTGGCATAGATCCGCAACAGAAAAATATTCTTATCCCTGAGCATGATTTTGAATTAACTTTAAATTACCTAACATCTAAGGAAAACTCTGCTGCTATAGGCGGTGGTAGTGTAGGTATCCTAATAAGAACAAAAAATGAAGCTACCTCTAAAGGAGATATAGTATTTTTTGTCTGGACTCCAAGAAACAAATGGGAGATGGTTCAAGCCTCTTCTGTCGTAAATGGGAACGCTGGAATCAATAATATTGTAAACAATTACGCACATGTATTCTCTGGTGGAGAAGAGATGTTGTTGAATCAAAACGCAAATTGTAATGAAAATGTAGCCAATAACAGTGTTCTATCTTATGTTAATAAGGATCATATCCAAACTGCAAAGATAAATTTCAATACAAAAAATAGTGAAACTGATTTGCCTTTTGAGTATGCCACATACTACAAGAGTGGAGCACAGTCGGATGTTTATAATGGAAGGAGTGTTCAGCTTCATCGAGCTTTTGCAAATCTTAGTGGAAAAACACAGAATTACATAGTTGAAGTATTTCCTCTTCCACAAAATAACGCAGAAGGTAACTATGTTATTCTAGACGATTTGCGTGTGGTTGATAAAACCTTAAACGATGCTGCTGCTATTCCGTATGATGGAGTTATTCCAGATGTA